TTAAATAAGTTCATGGCTATGATTCAAGAAATCGGTGAACTTAAAGATAAAATAAGAGAACTTGAAGATGAAACCAATGTAAACCCTTGGCAAAAAGTAATACATTTAGCTAGAGCAGTAGACTCATGGCGTATCTTTCCAAGAATCTTTGTAGTGGTTTATATCTATCTTATGTATGAATCTGTAATTTGGTTTATGAATTTACCTGAACCTAACTTAGAACAATCAGCTTTAGTCTCTGTTGTTGTAGGTGCTATGGGTGTTGTGTTTGGCGTCTATTCAGGTAAGTCAGGACAAAGCAAAGGGTTTAAGGGCGAAGACGATAAGTAATGGAAGCCTTTTACCTTATAGAAAAGGTAGGATTACCCATAGCTAGTGGTTTAGTTATGGGTTATTTTATATTTCTTATTATGAAACAAATGATGACTGGTTTAGTTAATAAGATTAAAACAGTAGAGGGTATAGCCAAGATGCTTATAACAAGAGCATCAATAATGAATAACGATATGATTCGCATTGATACAAGTGTATCTAGTGCTTTAAATTTAGCACCTGACCTAGATAGAATAGCAAGAGCAGAAAACTTTGTAGAAGATGGGAAGATAGATGCAAGGCGTGATTAATGGACATTGTTCTTTTAATAGAAAAGTTTGGATTTACAACAGTCATGGTCGTTGGTCTTGGTTATTTTGTTTACTATGTTTGGATCACAATAACTAAAACAGTAGAACCTGCTGTATCTGAAATGCAGAAGACAATAATAAGACTCACTGACCAACTTCGCCTATTAGACCAAGATATGATACGATTACAACAGAAAGTTAATACAATCTTAGAACTAAAGGAGAGTGAAACTTATGGAAAAGAAGAAAAGAGGAAGACCAAGTAAAGCTGATATTTTGAAAAAGCAACAAAATGATGAAAAAAATCTTATGGCAAAAATAGTTGTTGTAATAGGTGTTATGTTGTTTGTAGGTATATTTGCTCAAAACCTTTGGTCAGACACTATTACATTTAAGTTTAAATCGCCTTCTTTTAGTGGTATTAATACTTCAAGTCATTATCTGACTATTGAAAACCAAGAGTTTAATCGTAGACAAACAATCAAAGATGAAATTAAAGCTGCTATAGAAGAAGCAGAAAGAGACAAAGAGAACTCTACAGTTCAAAGATTTATTCGTAATTTTGAATCAAGAGTATATGCAGAATTAAGCAGACAGCTTATTGCCAATTTATTTGGCGAGACACCACAGGATAGTGGAACAATATCATTAGAGGGTAATACAATAGAGTATTCATCTGATGGTACATATTTAACACTTAAAATAACTGAAGCTGATGGCACGATTACCAACATTACAATTCCTATCGGTTCTTTTACTTTCTAGTTGTTCTATATTTGATCAGTTTGAAGATACATACGAGCAAAGATTTAAAGCACATGATGTGGTAAAAATTGATAAACTGCATTCTAAAGAACTAGCAAATGTAAAAAAACCTATAGTACAACCTATAGTTGCTGTATATCCTTCAGCTTTTACAGATCAAACAGGACAAAGAAAAAGCAATAGCGAGTTTGCTTTATTTTCCACTGCTGTAACACAAGCACCCTACACACTACTAATAAGATCATTAAAACACGCTAGTAATGGTGAGTTCTTTAGAGTTGTTGAAAGAGTAGGTTTAGATAACCTAACAAAAGAAAGACAGCTTATTAGGTCAGCAAGAGAACAATTTGCAAAAGAGGGTGAAGAAAAGAATGTACCACCACTGCTATTTGCAGGTGTCTTGTTAGAAGGTGCTGTTATAAGTTATGATAGTAACTTGTCAACTGGTGGAGTTGGAGCTAGATATCTTTCAATTGGTAGTAGTATGCAATACAGAGAAGACAATATAACAGTTAGTCTTCGTATGGTATCAGTTGCAACAGGTGAGATACTTATAGAAGTGTTAAGCCAAAAAACCATATTTAGTTATGGAAAGTCAGAAGATGTTTTTAGATTCATAGAAATGGGTACAGAACTTGTTGAGGTTGAATTAGGTAATTCACGCAACGAGTCAACAACGATTGCTCTGATGAAAGCTATTGAAGGAGCAGTTTTAGAACTAATAAATATCGGATACGATAGGAGTTTTTGGAAACATGAAGAACTTAAAATTGATGAGCCTGTTTGCGTTGGTGATGACTGCATCGCAATTCGTGGCTAGTGCAGATAATGAAATCAGTATTGTACAAAGCGGTGAAACACTAAATCTTGATATTGAACAGTTAGGTATATCAAATATTATTGGTGGACTTAATGCAACATCAGGTGCAAGTAATATGACCCCATTAGACCTTGATGGCAGTTCAATGACTATTGATATTAATATGATTGGTAACACCAATAAATTCTTAGGTGATATTTGGGCAGATAGCTTTACTGGTTTTTATGAATTTACTGGTAATAGCAATACCTTTACTATACAAGTTGACCCAAGTAATACTTTTGGTGCTGACAGTTCAAATCAAAACATAGCTGTTACAGGTTCAAGTAATACTTTTACATTAAATCAAGGCACAACTGCATTAGCAGGAACTTTAGATTTAGATTGGATTATTCAAGGTTCAAATAATACTATAACCTCAAACATCAATATTGATGGTGCAACAAACTACATGGACATAGATGGGTCTGATAATACAGTTAATTACACTGGTACAGGTGTTTCAGCATCAGCAGGGGGTTACTTTTGGTTAGACCATACAGGTGGACAAAGAACATTCAATATTCAACAACTAAGTACACAAGATAATGACTGGCTCAAAGTTATTAGTATTGGTGGCAATGCTGCTTCCACTGTTTGTATTATCCAAAACGACCAAGGAACAAGCACAAGCTGTTAATATTGGTGGGATTTCTGAACTGAATGGTTCAGCACAAATAGTAAGAGACAAGCCTTACGATGCTAATTTAGAATTTGCTATCCAAAGCAATGATGAAGCTATTACTACAAATGGTAGAATGGCTATCACTTTTTTAGATGACTCTATTGTAAAGCTTACAGAAAACTCACAGCTTCTTATTGACGAATATATCTATGATGTAGACCCAAGCAAATCTAAAATGGCTCTTACCTTTGGCTTAGGTACAGCAAGGTTTATCACAGGCAATCTCAATAGAATAGATAAACAAAATATAAAGCTACAAACTCCAACAGCAAACATAGCAATTCGTGGAACAGATTTCACAGCTACAGTTGATGAATTAGGCAGATCACTAATAATACTTCTGCCTGATGCTTTTGGCTTATCTAGTGGAGAAATAGAAGTAGTCACAGCTATGGGAAGTGTCATACTCAATAAACCTTTTGAAGCAACAACTGTTAATGTGTTTGAATCAAAGCCAAGCAATCCAGTAATCTTAGATTTAACATTAGACATAATTGACAATATGTTAATTGTTACACCACCAAAAAAAGAAATAACTTTAACAGAAGAAGTTTCACAAAACTCTAAGGAAAATATACTTGATTTTAATGATCTTGATATAGATTATCTTGATGAGGACTTTCTTGAAGGAGATGAATTAGAATTTACAGAATTAGATATAAACTACCTTGACACTAACTTTCTTGAAGATTTATTAAATGTGTTAGATTCACTTGCAGTTGGTGATGATGAAGATGTACTTGCTGATACTGGTGGCATAGATATTAAAGGTACTAAAATAGGTCAAGACACAGAAACACAGATTACAACATTGATTGCAGGAGATGTTATCAGCGTAAGAAGAAGTGTTAATGATTCTGTTAGGTTAGACTTAAATGGTAATGATGCTTATACTCTTATAATCATACAAGATGGTGTCTCTAATGTTGTTAAGATTAATGGTGGTGGAGATTCAGTTATAACTATAACGCAGAGTGAATAATGAAAAGAATTTTATTACCTTTAATTTTAGTATTATCACTCCCACTTATATTCCAAAGCACTTTAACAGAAATAATAAAGCTAAGAACTTTTGATGCTTTAGTCAAACAATATGAGCCTTCAGGTAATTTTGTAATACTTAATATTACAGAGGAAGATGTAGAAAGAGAGGGTGGTTATCCCTTACCAAGAAGAAGATTAGCACAAATACAAGTTGATTTAATTAATGAAGGTGCAATCGGTGTTGGTTGGGTTATATCTTTTCCACAAGCTGATCGCATGGGTGGTGATGAAGTCTTTGCAACAACATTAGGTTATGCACCCTCTGTATTAGCTATGTTTGAAGATGGCAGTGGTAATTATCCAAAACCTACTGGAACTGTTGTAAAAGGTAATGATGTTCGTGCTATAGTTTCTATGGGAGTTAAGGAAAACCTAAACACTTTAAAAGATAATACATTACAGGGTCTAGCCATTGCTCCCACCGAAGTTGACCAACTTGTAAGAAGAATACCATTACTTGTAAGCACACCTAATAACGACTGGATACCTGCATTTGGAACACAAATCTATAAAGCATTGTTTGGTGTAAAGACTTACATTATAAAAACTAATGATAATGGTATAGAAGAAATATCAATCAGAGGAATACCACCAATTAAAACAGATAGTCTTGGTCGTAAGTGGATTAGTTGGATTGATACACCACAAACCGATTTAAAAGAAATGAATGTTGCAGGTAAGTTTGTGTTTGTAGGTGTGACTGCAAATGGCGTAATGCCACAAATAGCAACACCAGCAGGATTATTAGAACCACATAAAATTCAAGCAGCATTATCTGAGTCAATCTTGATACAAGATAGTCCTTTTATACCTGATTATGCTTTAGCTGTAGAAATAGCTATATTTTTAGTGTCTGTGGCTCTTATATGGCTTGTGTTGATTCGTTTGGGCATAACATGGGGAATCATACTAGGATTAGGTGTGATGGCTTCTACAGGCTCTCTTGGTTATTACTTAATACAAAAAAGCTTATTAATTGATGTTACATGGACTTTAATATCACAGTTTATTACAGGATCAACAGCTTTCTACCTTAGATTTAGAGAACAATACAAGCTAAGACAACAAATTAAAAAACAATTTGAGCATTATCTTGACCCAAGACAAGTAAAAAGACTGCAAGATAACCCTGAACTACTTAAATTAGGCGGTGAAAAGCGTTATTGCACTTTTTTATTTACAGATGTGCGTGGTTTTACTGCATTGTCTGAAACATTAGAGCCTGAAGATGTTACATATATTATGAATAAGGCACTTACAGCACAACAAGAAGCAGTACAAAAGCATGGTGGTATGGTTGATAAGTATATAGGTGATGCGATGATGGCTATATTTAATGCACCTTTAGATTTAGAAAAACACGAAGAAAAAGCATTAGCGTGTGCAATGGATATACAAAAAAATATGATAGAACTAAACTGTGTTCTTGTTAATAGAGGTTTTGCTCCTGTACATATTGGCATAGGTATTAATACAGGTTATGCAGTTATTGGTAATATGGGTTCAGAAACAAGATTTGACTATACAGCAATAGGTGATGCAGTAAATGTTGCAGCTAGATTAGAATCAGGCACAAAACAAGCTCGTGTAAACTTACTAATTGGCGAAAGCACACAAAATGCATTAGAATTTGATTTAATACCTTTAGAACCAATAGAAGCTAAAGGTAAAAAAGAAAAGTTACAGGTGTATACATGGAATTAAAACAAATAATTAATTGGA